TCCTTGTATGTTACCGAAGCTGGTTCCAAAACCTCACGCCGCTCACCCGTAAAAACATCTTTTGCAGACCCTATGAGTCCCGCCAAAAGATTCTGGTCGTATAAACGATCTGATATGACATCAAACGGGACCTGCTGATCCCCCTGACCAAGCATCGCTCCATATTCGAATTCTCGTTCGGGGGGTTGTTCTGGTTCAAACAACTGTCGAGCCGCATCCTGTTTTGCAAGCTCGTCTTCTAACATCGCCAGCACTTCGGCGGCAGTTCGTTCAGCCATAGTAGGATTCTGCTGTGATCGTCATCTGTTTACCTTCGTAGTCGCCCCACGTATCGTCGCTAGGCAGACTAACAAAATTTCCCTGTCGATACCTCATCAACGCCTGAGTGGTACTATCCACTAAGTCGTCGTGCGTCCCATTCGGAAACGCAGCGCATTCCTCAATAACCTCATGTGCCCAAGATTCATCAGGAGCGTAAATCATGCCTGCTTCAAACATCGGAGATACAGCATGTGCTCTCGACAGTTTATCCGTACCTCGGCTCGGCGTAAAGTTTACAACAGGTACACCAATCTGTCTCAACTCGTGAGTCAAAGGGGTCCCTGTAGCCTTCGCTTCAATAATAACTGTCTCCGGCTCCCAATACTTATACTCCTCTAACGCTATCTGTTTCAACTCTGGAAAGTCCCACCGACCCTTTTTCGCATCCAATAATATCAAAGCCGCCGGTCCACCAGCCTCCTCCGGGTAAAACACACCCCACGTCGTAATCGCACTATAGTCCGCTGTTTCGCGTTTCGAGAACGCCGTATCGTAACTCTGTATTACATACTGAAGATTCGGGACATTCGCCCCTTCCCAGATCTTCCACCACTCGCGTTTTAAAATCGCCAGACTTTCAGAGGTTGGAGCTTGCTGATACTGAGCATTCCACTGATACGGGGGTATAGAAGCTTTTACACTCTCCAACTCCTCCCGTTTCCAGAACTCGGGCCACGTGGGTTCGCCACTCGGTAATATGGCAGGCAGTTCAACAACCTCCCACTGATCTGCGTGGGGGTCCCTAGCCATTTGACGGATCAAATTACCCGTCATGTCCTTCTCGGACCACCGGGTTTGTACCAGAACTATCGCGCCACCAGGCTGTAAACGCTGACGAGGACCAGCGGTGTACCATTCCCAAGCATTTTCAAACCCACTCGCGGACATCGCAGTCTGCTCCGAGTGCGGATCGTCAATGATAATCAGATCACCACCACGTCCCGCTAAGTTCGAACCAACGCCCACGGCGTAATACATACCACCAGACTTCGTGTCCCACCGACCAGATGCCTTACTGTCCTGTGACAACTGCGTACTTTCAAAGATTTCCTGATACTCCTCCGTCTCCAAAAGGTTTTTGACCTTACGACCAAAGTTCACAGCCAACTCGGTCGTGTGCGTTGCTTGAATGATCTTCATATCCGGCTTACGGCCAATCATCCATGCAGGAAACAAAAACGACGCAAACTCAGATTTCGTGTGTCGCGGCGGCATGTTGATGATCAGACGCTTCAACTTGCCCTGTGCAATCTCTTCAAGCTTCTCGGCAATGATGTGGTGGTGACGGCCTGCAATGAACCCAGGCCACATACTTCGCACAAATGGTAAAAATTCTTGGTGACAAGCTTCAACCTTCTCCAACTGCTTTAGACGCAGTTCTAAGCGGAGTTTTTGGGTATCTTCGGCAGTGTCCAAGGCTAGATTCATAGGGGTCCCAGACCACGGATCTCGGGGCAGAATAGCAGGTTTTTTTGCCAGTGAAAGCCATTCTTATTTTTTTGGTAATTGTTTGCGGAAAAGTTGCACCGGTACAGGTGCGCCGGGCCGGGCCATCCTGCGCTGATCGCGGCTCGCGGATCTCGAGCCGGGGCCGTCCGGATAGCCTCAATTGGCCGGGGGACCCGGACCGGGGGCCTTGCCCCGTGGTGATATCACTTTGTCCCGGGGGCCATCGTTGGAAGTCATTTTTTCACGTCCGTGGAAGTCATTTTGACCAGGACGCACGTTTCTTGGATCGCGGATCTGGTGCCAGGGAGCGCGGTTTTCGGTTCGCGGTTCAATACCCGGGGATCTCGGACCGATCCCAAAAATTTTTGGTGGGTGGACCGGGTGCCTTGGCCCGGCAAGTTTCACTTTTTTAATACTGGCGTGGGTTTTCGAGGTGCGGCCGTGGAAAGTGTCACGGCCGCGACTAGGGTACTCGTGCCTGGAGTGTCGTTTTTAGGGGGTGCTATTGTATGGGGTGGGACCGGAAAACGGCTCACAGAGCATTACAGGCGGTCGGATTTTTCGATAATCCAAAAAAAACCCCGGGATTAGCCGGGGTCTTCGTTTTTCCCGATCTTCTACCGGATCGACGCAAACACAATGTCTCCCTCGTGTTTGAGTTGTTCCCCGTCCGATAATCTCACCGGGGCAGATATCCACCCACCACCGGCAAAATGCTTATCGGGTCGTTTCTTTAAGACTAGGAACCGATCCCCTTCCTCGTGCTCGATATCGCTTAATTTATCGTAAACGGTATATAGCCGAGATGGTTTGCCATCGACTAATTTAGAAACGTAATACTTCATTCGATGCCCCCAGCTTAGTCGCAATGGCCGACAATGTACTCGTCCCGGTCCGGGTTTATGATCGCGCAAATTCCGTATTCATAAACGAGCAATGATTTGTTGCCATACAAAACAATGTCCCGGGGCCATGCTTGCAGGATCGGCCACAGATCCGGGTCTCCATCTCCCGATTTATATATCGTGTTTTCTATTTTTGCGCGTGACCAAATCTCCGGGTTCTTGGTAAATGTTCGAGATCCCGAGAATTCGTTGTGCTCCCGGTCAAAAGCTTCTGCCAGTTCTTGTGTCGTCGGGGCTGTCTCTTTCGGGTCTCCGTATTCATCCATCACAGTTGCACCTAAGGCCATTGCGAAGTACTCGGGGATTAGTCCGCAAGCTTCCCGCAAGTTTTCCCTAGCGGTCCACTGGTACTCCTGAGCAGCTAGCGGATTGTATTTTTTATCGAGTACAACGTCGGATAAAGCCAGTTGGATGATTTCCGGCTCGGGTGGGTATTTCTTGGTGAGAAGTGACAACCCCTCGTCGAGGAATGGAATCTCGCCCGGTTGGACGGGTTCACCGATCATTTTTTTGTCTGTCATATTTTTTCCTTTCGTTTTTATTGATTCGCGTCGATCTCTCGACGTTCAAATAGTGTAAGGCTTTTGGAAGTCAAAAAAAACCCCGGATCTAGTCCGGGGCATTTGACCAGGAGTGACTATATCAAACTGAGTTGGTGCGACCTGGGACGCACGTTTTCGAGTATCCAGTTCCCCCATTGGGAGCTAATCGCTTTTGCCATACCTACGTGGAACCGGCTTCGATAGGTCGAGCGATCCGGTCCCGGCGGGGCCTTGTGGATATCGTCGCGGGCGGTCTCTTTTGTAAGCGATCCCGTCGGAGTCAAAGGCGGTAGGTTTTTAATCCAAAAGTGGGTAAGTTTCTTTTGATTGTCCGGGCTGTCGATACTGTCCGCAAACTGGTAGGGATGCTGGGATGTACGGATAAACGTCCCGTCATCTTTACAATCGCGCTCATAATCCGATCCCCAGATAAGCTTTTTTGCGTGTTTATGCATTACCGGATTTTCAACGGCTATGGCTGGAATGTCTGCGTCCATGAGATCTCGGAACAATCGCGCTCCGTTCTCCAGTTCCTGCCAACGATCCGCTAAGCTTTGACCAGGAGGGGCCTTAGTAAGCCATCGGACGCCACTATTGCAAAGCATTGTGCAAGGCGGGTGACAGACTAGGAGCATATCCCACTTTTGTGCGCGTAATGCCTGCCGGACATCCATTTGCAAGTGGCTATTCGTTGGGGTCTCACTTGGTTTTATATCGCAGCTCCAAGCGTCGAATCCTCGCTCTTGGAAAGCGTCCCGGACGGTCCCGGATGATTCACAACCAATTAATATTTTATGCATTTTTTAAGATCTCCTTTAATTCTACTTTGATCTCTCGCGCTTTCGGTCCTCGCCACGTGGTAGCGTTACTCAAGAAATAACGTATCACGCTCGATGCAGAATCGTGTCCGAAATAATCGTTTACACTGTTCAAACTGTGCATAGCCTCGAGATAGGGACGGGCAGCAAAGTTTACTTTTTCCTGCCAATCTCGTTCGATATCTCTGGCAATTTCGTTAATAGATCTCATCTTTTGTTTTCTCCTTTTTTAGATGTCTGGGAATGATCGCATACTCGCAGGCCAAAAAAAACCCCGGATCATACCGGGGCTTTTTCGTGGAGGGGATTTTACAGCACAAAATTCACAGTCGCATTGTCCAGAATTCTCGTTACTTCGTCGTTCACGGGTTCTTCTATGATCATGTCAATTTTAGATTTTATATAGTCGTCAACGTAATCGGACCAATCAATCCTATCCAGTTCCTCGTTCAAGCTCTCTTTGACACGGGAATGAATGTTTTCATCAACCCGCTCTTTCACCATGGTGTAAACGCGATCCTCGAGGGGTTCGGAGTCTTGGTCAAAGATATCTTTAGCGAGATCCTCAGTCTTTGCAAAATCTGTGATCATTTGATCGACGGTCAAATTTCCGAATAGATCTCGGACAATGTTCCGGTTCGTTACATCACACGCCGCGAAAGCTTTGTGCAATTCACTGATGGCTTCAGTAATTGCCTCGGCTCTCGTGCCGGCCATTCCGGCCTCGTGAAGTTGGGTCTTGTAAAGTTGTGCGGTCATTTTTGTTACTCCTATTTAAGAATTGGGAATCATCCCATATTTACCGGTATGCGGTCAACATCTTGAACAAAATTAGATTGGTCGGTTTTAGCTGGTCCTTTCGCCAGGAGACCCACCACCACCGGACCCGAGAAAGCGTTAGCCAGGTCGGTTTTATCTCCGTCTTTTACTTTGCGGTCCAGCTTGTGGAAGTAGTCCGGTAATTTGTGTCGGAATACTACTGCAATAGGTGCATCGGTTTTTTTGGCTATCTCTACCTGTTTCTGATACCTGGGTTCGCCACTATATGAAAACATAAGCTTGTAGTTTTCTGGCGTTCTATCGATACGCTTTGCTCTTTTGGTGTAGTCGTAAAAAAAAGTGTCGGGGTGATTCTGGATAATACCGTGATCTTCCCAGGCAATGTCCGAGGTAACGTTCAATCTTATAACAGACTGTTGTCCTTTTTTTGCCCTGGCTGCTTCATGCAGGGTAATTTCGTGATCGAGTAATTCCAAAAACTTGTCCGGGTCTTCATGCCAGAATTCGGTTTTCGCTTTCCTCGCTTCTTGGACGTTACTGAATTTGCCACGTCCTGCCAGATTTAAACACGGGTCAAGGCATTTTGCTGCCTTGCTACTTGGGCAAGTTATCAGGTCTGGGAATAGATTTAGGTGGGCCATAAAGATTGGCTTATCGAACGGATTAAAGCCCTTTTGAGTTTTGGCGATTTTAGTATTCGCGTCCGGGTTTCGGTTTAAGAGTGTCTTGGGTCGTCGTTTCATTGTTCGCACCGTTGTTGTTAGTGTCTGCGAACAATCCCATATTATTTCGCTTTTGTCTAATCAAAATAGTCAGATATCCGGTTGTTTTTTCTTTGATGGTTTTCAGTGCGTCCCGGTCGGCCTGCTCCCGCTCGAGGCGGTCGGCCAAAAGTTTCTCGTGCAATTCTGCAAGCTGGCGTTTTTCTTTCAATCTTTCAAATATGACTAGCATTGTGCAGTCTTAACATCACGCTCGTGCAACGTGTCAAGCTTTTTAGAATTTTTCAACCAACAGAGAAATGTTTCAGCGTCTCGAGACAAGTCGAAAATAAGATCCGGTTGTACTTCCTTCATACCTAGTTGAGCCAACTTCATCACACTGTTTGACCGGTATAAATAACATTGGTTGTTTTCAGTCGTTTGTTTTTCAATCAGCATCCAGACTCGCGCACTATTATGTCGTGTTGCAAATGAAACCTGGTGGGGGCTGATGATCACCTTGTTGCCCTTCGTAACCTTGAGTTCTATCAGGTGTATGTTTTTTTTGGAGTCGCAAAGAATGAGGTCGGGTATCCCAGGGGTCGAACTGTTTTCGACTCGGGTGACTACAGGTTGTTCGTAACTTGCCTCAAGTCTCTTTTTCAACCTCTTCCAAAAGCTCGACTCGGTCTGGTTCATGATCGATTACCCTCTCGCCTAATTGACGTTTCAAATCATCCAGTGCTTTTTTGACTTCTTCTTTCGACATCTGGTCGATACTGCCGTGTCGTATTTCTGACTTGCTGACATACAATCCCGCAGCTTGCCCTCTAGCCTTTTCAGCAGCGACCGCCCCGGCAAAGTTCTGGTTAGCATAAGCAGCGTCTCTGATCTTACCCAAGTCAGCCAAGTGCTGCCCGTAGGTAACAGCATATTTTTCATTCAGTTCAGCCTTACGTTCTCTAACTGCTTTGCATATGTGAGGGCTTTTCTTTGGATTGAGCATCTCATACGCCCTAGTGTGAGCACCGGATTTGCTAAAGCCTGCTTCAATGGCTAAGTTCTGGAGGGTTTCAGTTCCTTCTCGAGTGCAGAAAAGCTCAACAAACTTCAACTGCTTGCCGGTAAGCCTCGTGCTCTCTGAAATTGGGGGTCTACCCCGTGTTTCGGTCTTAACTGCTTCTGCCATATCCCAAGATTCTATAAAACAGCGTTTCTACATACAACTTTTCAGAAGAAAATAATTTATTACAAAACCAAAAATTTTAGGCCCTTAATGGGGTTTCCCGTTTTTTGCCAGAAGGTTACACCATTATTGAGTGGTGTAACCCTGGTGTAACCCTTGAAACGCCCGTTTTTAAAGGGAAGGTTACACTATCGACACTATCGACACCCTTTTGAAAAAAACTTTTTTAAAAAAAATATTTTTTTCCGAAAAAGTACTATGTATATACGCGATTTAATCAAAAAACGCTTGTTTTCATATGCGCTATGCTATACGTTCCCATATTCCCATATCTTAAATGGAACAAAATGATCGAAATCAAGCTCACATTGCCCGAAGAACAGGTAGAAGAATTTTTGAGCCAGTGGCAGCAGTTGCTGGCTGATGTCGAACAAGTCAAGAAAGACCAAGACACAATCTTGAAGATGGCGATCTTGGATAGACCCGCAACCAAATCTAAAAAGGAGAAGAACTAATGCAAATTGATTTGAATGACGACCAACTCGAATTGTTGGTCAATGTCGTGTCGGACGCGCACGGAGACGTGGAGTTCGAGTGCAGTGAGAACGAACTGAACGGTTATGCAAGCACGGCTTTGTACCAAGCTCAGTGTCGATTGAAAGATTTGTTTGAAACGATCAAAGAACAAAGCGGGTCCAACTGGGTCCACAACGTTTCAACGCAACGTATGGAGCCGAGGTACAAGGCCCGTGAGGAACAATCGTGAGCCGTAATCCAAAAATTCCTAACGACTTTGTTTTCTTTGTGTTGTCTTTACGGATTGCCGTGGTTTCGACAGACGGTTCATCAAAAAAAGACTTTGAAAGGGTCTTGAAAGAATGTCTTGGTGACACGGAGTTGGACCTTTCTGAACGAGAAGTAGATTTTGCGAGAAGCATGGTTGAGTTCGATTGGGAAAGTGCCAAGGCCGAGATGCGTGAAAACCAAAGCATGGAGATTCATTGAATAGGCCAGGGCTACTCCAGCCTTAGAACACCCGTTCCCGTCCGGGTGGGCCGTCTGGCGGGATTTTTAGAGGAGAAGTGAATGAAAGCAGACCAACTTAGAAAAGGAATGATCTTCGAGCGTGTAGTAAGAAGATTGAAGAAAGATCCGCTGCCTGATGGGGCTAGTGTGATCCCAGAACAACTCTTCGAGGTCGTAGAGCACGAGGAGCGGAATTTAAACGGCTACATTGTCAATCAGGTCCTGATGGGCAACCTCGTGGACAAGTCTGGATTGATGATCGAGGTAGCGCAGTTATTGAACCCCACGGCATGGAGACATCACGAGAATGCAGTCTTGTTGGAAGAGAAGCGCATTGTCGAGATATCTAGTCGTCGTGTGGAGTTTATGAATCACAAGTCGATATCACTGGAGGAGTTCGAAAGAGAAGTCCAACCGGAGGAGGTCGGCGTATCCACAGAAAAAAAGATCTCACGGGCACTACAAGCCGTAGAAGCCCGTAAAGTGGACCAAGGTCCGCGAAGCAAGAGCAATGTTGTGGTAATCAAGCAGGAAGTTGTGCAGCCGGAGCCGGAAGAGGAAACGGAACCTGGCCCGGAGCTACAGGTTGTCGATAAGAAGGACTACTCGAGGTATGCGTCTTTCACGATTGACAATTTGGATTTGCTGGTCAACACGTTTATGACGATGAAGATTGCACAGAAGCAAAAGCCTCGCGGTAATGATCTCTATGTCCTGGCTGTAGGTCAGGATTGGACCGGGTTCTCAGAAATGCAGTACACGGTCAGAGAAGTAAGGGAAAAGGCGATCAGGGCCAATGCCAGTAGTGGCACGGGCAAACTCACGTATCAAAGGGTGATTGGTCGTTTGATGGAGGGTCTGGTGTGGTATGGCACTGGGCAACATAAGCAGGCGTTGACAGACTTTTTGCAGCGTCATTTGTTAAGAAAAGAGGAGAAAAGAGATGAAGAAGAAGGCTGAGTTAATCGAAGAGGTCGAGCACTGGAAAAAGCAGTGCGACAAGTATCTGGATAAGATTGATGCGCTGGAGCTTGCTCTTGAGGGCGAGATTGACAAATCCGGGGATGTCCGAGAAAAACTGGACAAGATGGAGAAGTCGCAAAGACGGATGCTGGATTTTCATGCTGAGTACAAATACAAGGCGCGGGACATTGGTGGTCTGTGTGACATCCTGTCCGTGCAAGAGTTTTCTCATATGCTTAGTTACTTTTTCTGTCGTTTCAATTTTTATTTGGACACGGACGAAGGGCCACATGGTGTGGAGTTAGAGATTAACGAGGAGTATGACCAACCGATATCGGATCACGGTTACATTTCTCTGTTTTTGCAACCTGATCCAGAGAGTAGTTTGCTGGTACGACTAGAGGAGAAAGCTAATGAAGTGGAATGACAAAACACCAAAACAGTATGATGCCTATGCTACGTTGGTTATGGGTGGGGAGAACGACAAAGAGTTTCACCTTAACGAAGACCAATTCAACGTGGTCTGGGCTTGCGTTAAGACCGTTGAGGAATGGTTGGATGAGAAGCCAACACCGAAAGACAAAGAGCTATGGGAAGCTTGGAAGGCTCACTTCGAAGGTATGTCATGGGACCGTAATTTGATGTCTGAAGTGCTAGAGTATTTGGAAAACAGCGATATGGACCACGTTGATATCGAACCTATCAAGATAACTGAGCTTGATCTCAAACGGATTGAAACCGGCAAAGTCACCCCGGAAGAGATGCTGGAGATGAAAAAACGTCAGATTATCAACCAGAACATCAAGGAGCTTACGGATGGTTAGAAAGTTTACAATGGCGATCACGTATCAAAACCTGTCTACTCACAAACCCTCGACCGTGGTCTATCAGTCGTTGTCAATGAACCAGGTCCGTGAACATCCGTTGATGAAAAAAATCGAAGAGGGCATGAAACAAATCCCCCCGACACTTCAATTGATGGGCATGACGATGACAAGCGAACCGCATCATCCAGAAGCACTCAAGGAACAGACTCAATTTTTAGCTGGGGATGATTTCAACGTGACACCGAAGAAGGTCTTGTGATACTTTATCTTTGACCCCAGTGGGGTCGCGTGTCACTCCCAGACACCGGCCCCCTCCCTACCTCAGAGCGCACTCACAAATCATATAAGGCCCCGCCTTTTTACACATCTTGATAGTCTTCGGATCAGGGCAGTTCACGTACTCGTGTCCTTTGTATGCCCAAGCAGATTTTTTTGCAGGTTCAAAAGCGTTACAGCCAGGTAATAATAAAAAAAACAAAAGGAATAAATGCCGCCATCGCGATACCCGGACGGCGCGGGGCGTGTCAGGCCGTAAAGGATTGGCCTTGCTACCGCTACCTTTTATTCGAGGAGAAGAAAAGGATGGCCGAATAATGATTGATTGCGGCTTTCGGGTCAAGGCAGCCGCGAACCCACGGAAGGTCTGATGAAACCTTGCCCTACCTATAAGAAGAGAACGATTCCGCTTCATTGATGCGGTCCTGCTTCCACTCCTTTAGGATCTTTGCAAGCTGTTTACTGATTGGTCGGTCTTCGTGCTTCGCAAGTAGTTTGATGTCCTGATAAACATCTCGCGGCACTGCAACTGATTTGTATTTTTCTGTGTCCATACGGGAAATTATAGGACTATCCGGGATATCACGCAAGCTCTTTCGCCTCACCCCATGACGGACCGATATCGATGTCACATTTATTGGGAACTCTCAACTCTATGGCGTCTTCCATCACCTTTTTAATCCGTCGAGCGTGATCTGCGTTCATTACACTACAGCCCAATTCGTCGTGAACCTGGATAAGTGGTAGCTCTCCCGCTTCGTACAGGTCAACCATCGCCTGCTTGGTCATATCGGCTGCACTGGCTTGTATCAACCGATTCAAAGCTTTATACGTGTATGCACGTCGTAAAGGCGTGGTATCGCCGTAGACGGCCTTAGCTTCCGCTCTAGGCATCGCTTTCTTCAAGTCGTACCCAACTGGCTCAAACATGTTAAAACGGCACTTACGGCCTTTAAGGCTGCGTATAGACCCATCTTCCTTGGTATCTACCGATCTTGACACGCCCTGCATCAATTCTCTTACAAAAGGCACTCGGGCATGATACTGCTGAGTGATTTCTTTGGCCTCGTCTACGGACAAGTCAAGCTCACCAGCCATCTTATTGACACCCATGCCATACATCAGCCCCAGGTTGATGGTTTTGGCTTGCTTGCGGGGTATTTTTGCCATCTCGGACACCATAGTATGAAAGTCGGTGTCTGGATCGTCGTTATATGCAGCGACAAACTCTTTTGCTCCTTTGAGCGGGTTGTTCTTCCACTCACCGAAGATATCTGCGTAATGGCACAAGATCCGTGGCTCCTGTTGCGAAAAGTCGATTGCAGCCCACTGCTCATCTTCTTCCGGTAAAAACAAACTACGAATCAGGGGTCCTAGCTTTGGATCTCTGGCCGGTATCTGTTGCAGGTTGGGGTTGTTCATCGACAGTCGTCCGCTTACCGTTCCTCCCCCGTCACTCCTCAACTGGTTAATGTGACCATGTATGCGGCCCTCTTTGCTCACATACTTCATAATCGACGTGATAAAGGTGCCTTGCACCTTGTTGAGGTTACGTGCTTCGACAACTAGCTTTGCGAAATCATGCGGGTGCTCAGACAAAAAGACCTTGGTAAATGACGGTTGTCCCGTCTGCGTCCGGGCATATTTGATGCCTAATTTATCAAACGCTTTTGCCAAAGATGCTGCTGCCCAAATCTCAACGTCCATGCCAGCTAAGTCTTTGATCTTCTTGAGTTTTTGTTTTTCTTCCTTTAAGAGCTCTTGCTTGGTCCTTTCACACTTTTCAAGGTCGATTCTGACCCCCCGGAAGGTCATATCAATCAGGCATGGAGTAAGTCGTGTTTCGAGATCGAAGATTGTCTCAAGTCCCTGCTTGTTAATTTCAAGTTTAAAAAACTTGTATAGGTCATAAGCCAACCGTGCGTCCTGTTCGCCATAAGGTCCAACAAACTGGCTGGGCAGCTTCCATAGCTCACCCTTGGGATCGACACCAAACTCAACGGCAGCTTCGGTTAGTAACTTTTCCGACTTTGCCTCACCCAAATAATCGTAGGACAAGGCGTTGAGGCTGTAACTAAATCGGTTTTCATCCAATAGCGCAGCCATCACCATCGTATCAATAATCGGCCCGTTGACTTGAATACCTAATGCTTTAAGCCAGCCGAGGTCGTATGGCGCGTTGTGCATAATCTTGATTGCGTCAGTCTGCATTTGTTTTTGCAGCCAACGCAGCACTATTCCTTTGTCCAGGTTACCGCCACCCATATGAGCAATTGGGTAGTAAGCCTCCCAACCGTCAGTCGCGACAGCAATGCCTACGACATCCCCGTCCTTTCGGGGCCAACCTGGTCCGTTCTGTTTGAGGTTCGGGTCACGTGTCTCAAGGTCCACGGCTATCTCTTTGCAGCCCGTCAGATCTCGTAACTCGAATGGTGGTGTCCACTCCGATTTTGGGGTGAACAAGGGGAACTGAAGTCTAGTCTCTTTTTGCATCGTCTTTTCGCGGGTCATCACCAATAGCAAAACGTAAGTACCAAATCGCCTTCTTAATGTCTTCTGTCTCTTTCCCTTTGTGCATACATCGCCACAGATACTTGAAAGCATTGCATAAACAGTAGAGTTTGACTGACTTGGCCCCAAACACCATGACCATTGCATCGATAGCCTCGATACCGCCGATTAGGTAGTGCTTAGGTTGGTTTACGTTATCATCGGTCACAACGCATAACTCCGGTTAAAATTTTCGGGTTCCACGATAAAAAGGTTACGCATCGAGCGGGTCACAGCAACATAGAACACCCGGTGGATACTATCCGCATCACGCTCCATTGACTCTTCTGCTGCAACTGTCAGGTCCGTATACAGAACCACGTTCTCTGCTTCGCCACCTTTTGCCCCGTGGATTGTTGACAACTTGATTCGAGGTTCTTTGGTGAGATCTTCGCCTCGCCGTACCAGTGCGTTGACGTAAGCCACATCCACGCCCGGTATCTTATCCAAAGCCTCATGCCACTCCATCTCTCGATTCGCCAACAGACCATGATGATCCCTTAGTTCCTCAAAAGTAAAAGTGTCGTCTTCTTCCCCAATAATCTTCTTGTGTCCTCTGGCAATCCTCACACCATTGCCTGTCATATAGCTGTATAAGACTTTTACCAGGTCAAACACAACAGGCTTACCCGCTTGCAACAATCGCCACGCTTCGAGTGCTTGACGTGTCTTGAAACGAACGCTATGCATGCCGCCGTTGTATTCGTAAAAATAACCCTGTGATTTCAAGAAGTTATGTGCCCCCTGCAAATGAAACTTGGCCTGCGACAAAAATAACCAGCTGCCTTCTCTCAAATCTAATTCTTCAAACCCGGTAATCCGCTTGACGGAACCCTCTTCTTTCTTTGGCAGGTAGTTTTTTGGGAATCGTCTCGCGATCCGGGCACATACCCGGTTGGCAAGCTCATGTATTTTACTGGGCACCCGGTAGCTTTGCTCGAGCACCTCGCTGCTACCCGGTAGATTAATGAAATGATCAACGTCTGCCCCACTCCATTTGTAGATAGCCTGGTCATCGTCGCCAGCGCAGTACATTTGCCGTGACTTCTTCTCTATTTGGTGTGCGATGTCCCACTGCAACGGACTCAAATCTTGTGCCTCGTCGATCATCGCAAGCTCAAACTTCGGACACGTTTCGTGCGCTGACTTGGCAAACAACTCCAACATGTCGGTGTAATCAAAGAGGTTGTGTTCTTTCTTGTATTGGTCCAAGGACCGTGCCACGTAATCCACTTCCAGCCAGTTGTATTCAATCTCACTAAAATTGTATTCATGCCGCAGCAATGTCTTTTTCAAGCGGGACAGTGTAATCAACCGCAGTATGGGTGACTCCTTGCGTAGGCTGTTGCTGAGATCCTCCTCGACCTCATGCAGTCTGGTTTCTCCAGACACCAGGTTGATGCCTATTTTTTTCTCAACCTCTCGGTAATGTGCTGCTGTCATCAGTTGGTCGCTCTTTAGCCCGGTCAAGAAGAAAGCCAACGAGTGTATGGTGCGAAAATAGGGCAGATCTGCTTTCGGATCTAACCCAAAACGTATTGAAGCTCTTTCTTTTGCCTCGGACGCTGCCTTCCGGGTAAACGCAAAGAATGCAATCTTGTGTGGTGGTGTGCCCTCGGCAAGAGCCTTATCAACCAAATTCAGTAGTGTGGTAGTTTTGCCAGTTCCTGGTGGTCCAAACAAACGGAACATTAAAAAGGTATCTCTTCTTCTTTTGTGAACTGGGGTGTTTGCAATTGAGATTTGTCCATGTCAAACGAAGGTATCCGCCACAGTCTGATTTGCTTGCCTTGTATTTTCAACAACGAACTGTGCCCATTAAGATCCCGTAACCGCTGTGCAATCTGGTGTGTCTTGAAATGCTTGAAGTTCGCTTTAATCAAATGCGATTCCAAATCTTTCAATCTGAAGTAGGTCTCGCCTCTCTCTGCGTCGGTCCAAGGCCGCTTGAGCAGTATTTGCTCTCTTTCTTCTGCCGCTTGATGCCCTGTGCAGAAATCTTCTAAATGGTCGTTAAACTGACCATTGACACTGACATCCTCAGACACTTCAATAATGCTGCCTTCTGTATCTGACATCTCACCGAGCAACCCGTTGATGCGGGTCTCCCACATATCTTTTTTGATCGTTCTGGGCAGGAAGTTAAGTTGATCTACACAAGCTTTTTGAAACGCTGCTTGATTCAACAAATCATCTGTCTGCATCTCCAATGGCTGACCCATCACGTCAAGGAACCAGACCGGTGGTGTACTGTTGTACTTTCTAAGATTAGCTATCTGTACCCCAGTGACTACACCGTCAATACCAAACTTCCTAGTCATGCAAAGCTCTCGGTTGCATACCGAGTTGATTGGTGCGTCAGAACACTTGTAAGCGTAGTCTTTTCTCTCTAGCTGCTTGGCTACTGTGTTGACCTCACCCAAAGGCAACGGCGGGTGTATGAACTTCATGTTGTGTTCAAGGATGTCTGATTCCCAACCGTCAGGGTTTGCTTTGCGTAAGTAGACTCCAAGATTGAACAGCCCGTTGTTTCTAGCCCCTTCCGGTATACCGTCCCGGCATAGCATCTGAAGACAAGGTGGTCCGTCCTTTAACGGCAAGTCCGGGTCCTCTTCTACTGTAAGTGCCAGCACCTGCTCATGGGTTTGCACGTTCTGCTCGTGCAACTCAAAAAACTCTTCTATCGTGGCGGCAGTCCCGTCTGCCTTAAAGGCATAACGCAATCCATTCTCGTGATCAAAGTAAGGTGTGTTGAGAAAGTTCCCGACATCACCACGCTCCAGATGCAGCACCACTTGTTTCGGAAAGATCTCACAAGAACCGTAGCCCAGAGACACTGCAAGACGTTTTAGCGTCTGTTGCATGTCTTTGGCTGGTATAAACTCTGCTGTAAATAAAAATACGTGAGCACCGCCAGACTTACTGCGGCACACCACCAAAGGTAATTTTGCGTTTTGTAATTGTTTGAGTAGCTTCTGATGATCGAAGTTGTACTCGTCGATATCAATACAGCCCCATTTGCATTCGTTCTCTTCGTTGATGGGGATAATACCGATGGACTGCTGCCCGGATAGATGCGCTTCCCAGGTCTCCGTGGTCCGTGATTCCTTTACGACGGTAGCTTTGCCAGTGGCTTTGCCCTTTGTGTCCCGGCCATTTATTTTATATGTGCCGTAAGCTGCCCTGAGTCCGTCAAATATGTTTGAAAATTGTTCTATCATAATAAGGCCCGGATGGCCCAGCTAGTCGAAGACGAATATACTGGACCTGTGGAGACCGGGTTCCCCATACGGCTAGAAAGGCTCGTTGGTCCTTCCTGTTGAAGTCTCTTGCTCGTGCTTAACCGTCACGTCACCACTTGCGATGCTGTCGTGAAAGGCTTTAGCAGAACGGTAGACATTCGCGTCTTCGACCGTGCCGACTAGTTCAATGTTCCACCCATGCCAACTACCCTTATCGTTCTTCTCAGAACTGGTAGACAGCTTATAAACGTGACTGAAACGTGGGGGCTGAAAGCTCATACCCTTCGCATTTGTCATCGTCCTAGATGCAATCATCGAGTTCCATTTGCGTGACTTCTTCAACTGCGTTGACTTCATAGAAATCAAAGCCGTGTTTGCCGATCCGTCCTCTTCAAGGACTACGACATAGTGCTGATGGGTCTCATCAATGTAAGATCCTTCCCCATCGACAACGTAGTCTTTGTTGTCGTTCTCGTCCCGCTTAGTTTCCGGGCGTTGATCGTCCGGTCCGTAAATGTTCATAGGAGCACCAGAGCCACTGCCACGAGGTGCCCATTGGAGAAACCGTCGCTCATAGTGAGCCGGTATCACTTGCACCCCTGCTTTTCCTGGATAGACGGTGTTTGTGACGGTGTTGTAGAGGTCACCGGGCTTTGCATCGATCTCACCCTCTTGTATGAGGGGATCAAGAGCACTCAGAACTTTCAGAAATGGCAGTGCCAAATCATCCTGTTCCATACTCATACCAGCACCAGCATCCGCTTCAAACATCGCCGCGTCCATCACAGCTACGCTTTTTTCTTCTTTCGTTTCTTTTACTTCTTTATCAGCCATCTTTGTTCCTCTTGATTTCTGCTCGTTGTCCAACCCACACACCGAACAATTCCATGTCCAGTTCCAAACCATCCTCAACTCTGCCCTTGACCCAAGCTCTCAGGGTTCCGGGGTGAATCGTTGAAGCCTGTTCTGGTTCCATGTGCTTCTTACGCAGATCGTCCACCAAGGCTTTTGCCTCGTTGTCCTGTTCTTTGTTGAAGCGCACTGTCACGGTGTTCTTGATAAGATCAGCTTCGTTCCGTTGTCTCAGCCACTCAAAAGCATCACCTTCTTTGTCCTTGGGGATTCTGGCACCATACGTTGGTTTCAGTGTCACCTGACTGCCATCTGCTAATGCAAAGGCACTCATGTTCAACTCCTGCATCGCTGCTGGGAGTTCCTCATCGGTCAGTTTCAGAAGTTTGGCTTTTGCAGCCTTGTGCTCTACCTCTAGATTTTCTACTCTTTGCTGTTCAGCAATGATCTGTTCAGCGATCTTTGATACGCTGCCCAGTTGTCCATCCTCGGGGAGATTGAGAGATTTTTCGGCATCTTCGGCCATTTCATCAAAAAGGTCGCTCATTCGTCAGTCCTCGTTCGTGGTTTATTGTTTAAGTGTCTTTCAACACTTCCCAATGTGAGAGTAATCCCTTACTATCGCAGATGTCAACATATAGAAAGCAAAATGTATAAATTTAAAACAGAACCTTACGAACACCAGAAGGTTGCGCTTGAAAAGTCTTGGCAGCGCAGCTTTTATGCCCTGTTCATGGAAATGGGCACAGGCAAAACAAAAGTCACGATAGACACGATGGGAATGCTTTTTCAACAAGGTGAGATAGAAGCAGCACTTATCATCGCTCCAAAAGGGGTCTACGCAAACTGGCATGCCAAAGAGATACCGCAACATATGTCAGAAGATGTCAGAGTTGACTCTTTACTGTGGGAGCCAAAGACCACTCAGAAGTTCCAGAAGAGGTTGATCCAGGTGGCGCGGGGTTCGGGTGACGCTCTGCGAATACTAATTATGAACGTAGAGGCGTTATCGACAAAACGTGGTAACCAGGTCGCACAGGACTTTTTAAAGCTGAATGCCGACAGTTTCGTAGTGGTGGATGAGAGCACCACCATCAAGAATCGTCAGGCACAGCGAACTAAAAACATCATTGCGCTTGGTAAACAGGCCAAGTACAAGAGAATACTGACAGGTAGCCCGGTGACCAAAAACCCGATGGACCTGTTTTCTCAGTGTGCTTTTTTGAATAAAAGTATGCTGAATTATGACAGTTATTACGCATTCCAAGGTCGGTATGCCGTGGTGCAACAGCGTAAGTTTGGAGCACGTAGCTTCCAACAGATAACCGGGTACAGAAACCTCCAGGAGTTGAACTGCAAGCTTGAGAAGCACAGTCACCGTGTTTTGAAAGAAGATTGTCTGGATCTGCCAGACAAGATCTACATGCAAAGACAAGTAGCACTAACTGAAGAACAAGCGAAAGCATACAAACAGATGCAGGAGTTTGCGTTAGCCATGCTGGATCAGGGGGAGCTATCGACCACACAAAGCGTGTTGACCCAGATCATGCGGCTGCAAGAGATCACCTGTGGTCATCTGAGAACTGACGATGGAGAGATACAACCACTTGCCAGCAACCGTATGGACGAAATGCTCGAGGCGATTGGCGAGATGATCGGTAAGGTTATTATTTGGGCCAGTTACGTGTATGACATCGAAGAGATTGAAAAGACACTGGCTGAGAAGTTTGGAGAAGAGTCTGTTGTAACCTTCTATGGAGCAACGCCGCAGGACCAAAGAGACGGAATTGTAGCGCAGTTTCAAGACAAAGACAGTCCAGTGCGTTTTTTCGTCGCAAACCCGAGGACCGGGGGGTATGGTCTGACGCTTACGGCTGCGACCAACGTAGTGTACTACAACAACTCCTACGACTTGGAGATACGTTTACAATCAGAGGACAGAGCGCACCGCATGACGCAAGAGCACCATGTTCTTTATGTTGACCTGGTCAGCCCGAAAACAGTTGATGAAAAGATTATCAAAGCATTGAAAGGGAAGATTGATATTGCCCAGAAGGTGCTGGGCGAAGAAGCTAGGGCTTGGTTGGTCTAAACCCTCGCTTGTGGAAGTGTTCCTATGCCTTGGGCCTCGATCAACGGCGATATCGGATCATCCGGGTAAAGTGCCGCAAACCGCTGTCGGAGTTGCGGATTTGCTGCAGTGGGTGCCGGGGGAGGCATAGCCGCTGATACAGGTGGCGCGATTGGTGGTGCGACAGGCTCGATACCGGTTTCGAAAGCCGGTTGATAACGCTCAGAACGTTGTTCTTCAAAAGGTTGGAACTGTTTTTGTAGGATCTCTTCCTCAGTTTCTGTCAAAGCCTCTTGGATACCACTTCCCAACACGGGCAACAAAAACGTTTTCAGTCTTCGGATTTCTCCAACTTGTTGACGGATAGTTTTACCTATTTGTTGTACGGCCTTGCCCGGTTCAAAAGGTTTGCCCTCCAGACCTTTTTTCAATAAAAACCTCATAAAGTCTGGATCTTTTGCAGCCTGCAACAATACGTCGTCTACAGCACCAGAAGGGACCGGAGCCAATACTTTTTCTAGAAAGCGTACACCAGCACCAGCTTCAATAAGACCTTGTCCACGTCCAGGTATCAGTTTGGCCGCAGTGGTACCAATTTGAGAACCAGCAAGTTTGATCATCAAACCAGTAAGCAAGTCAACTTCGGGGGTCACCTCATCAATAACCTCTTTGAATTTTGGATCTAAGACAGTTCTGTCAAGCTCTATACCGCGCTTGAATATCTTTTGCAGATTTAGTCTTTCCATCGACGAGAACAAAGGAGCCTCGCCGTCTGGACCCGGCCTTGCAAGGATACTCATCAGACTTGGTCCACCGTCTACGCCTGAGAACAAGGAGTTGTACATGTTTTGAAAATTAGGCTTCTCGGCCAATGCTTGGAATGGCGCAACATCGTCACCCATCAAAGCTGGATCGGTAGCTTCTCCGAATGCTTCACCTGGTCTTTTCCCAATAGATCTACCTCGTGCCCAAGAAAGAACGGCTTGTTTCAACCGCTGCTCGATCTGCTCGTCGGTCACCGAACCTTCGCCCAGTTGGGCACCCCTTGTTCGTAGTTTCCCAAGTAAATCGTAAAACCTTTCTCTGGAGTTCGGAACCGTGGATCCTAATAAGCTGTCAATTGCTAGTGCAGGCTTTTCACCGGTTACCTCTTCAAACAACCTAGAGGTAAAAAATTCCGGTAATTCGCCTTCTTTTTGGTCCTCATACACTTTATTCAGAGCTACTTTTGCTGTCCTAGCATCCTCAAGGTCCCGTCTTAGATTGGGAATTTGGTCTAGCATGTCTTCATTTTCATCAATGAAGACTCTCAAAGCAGGCAGGTTTATTTCTGGCTTATCGCCCCGCAAATTGACTATTTTAGATCTAGCCAAGGCTCTGAAAATATCTTCGTAAGCCTCGTCCATCGTGCGGATTCTTTCTTCCGTGGTGATCCTGATCCGTGCGGCATCTTCTGGGCTGATCGGTGCAAATTGCGGACCACCAATTTGATCACCAATCAAACTCCTTTCAAGAAACGTCACCGCATCTGAAATTTGTTCCATCTTGATGTCTTGTTCTGGGGTGCCCCCTCGAACGATTTCTTTGTACAGAAGCTCTGGATTGATAATAGCTTCGCCGGTTCTTCTTTCTTTTTGTAGTTTGTTCGGAAAAGATCTTGCAAAAGCATCTTTGAAGGACCTTGTAAAAGCATTCGCCGCATCGATCTGTAAAACTAATTTGCCTTGTTCGTAATCAGGTATGTCGTTTAATTCTGTTATCGTTTTTACATCTGCAAAATCTTTTTCAATGCCGTCAGCGATGGTGCTATAAATACGAGCTAGTTCATTTTTACCTGCCGCACCAGCCTCTCTCGCTTCGCCCAACATAATTGATCGATAACTTGACATCTGCGCTCGGGTCAATGGCGAGTCATCTACGTCACCTAACTTTTCATTGGCTTCTTGCGCCACCCCAAGCCGGTCTTTTATTTCTTTTTCTACTTGGTCAAATCGAACGTCATATTTTTGTTCGAGCCTGTTTTTCACCTCTGCCGGTGTTTGTTTATTGGTGCCTTGCAACGGACCTCTGTCTAGCACAAAACCTTGGTAGCTCTTCAACTCCGTCAAATCCGTTTCGAGGCTTTGAATATCACTCTCCAGACGGGCTTTCCGGGCTATGTCGGCAAACCGTTTCTGGGTGCCTCGAGCCATTGCGGGAATAATCTCAGCCCTAGCCTCCGGCGGCAGATCAGCACTCAAATCTTTGATAGCAGCAAGAAGGTTGGTCGATCCAATCTCCAAATCTTTCGGGATTTGGTCGTAGAGTTGTTTTTGCTGGTCTCGAATATCTTTGAACGCGCCTTCCATGATTAAATCAAGTTTTTTACCCGCCTCTCGACGAGCGGCGGCACTGGAAGACCCTGTACCAAAAGTTTTAATTACCCTGGTTTGGTCTGCGATAGCTTGGTCCAGACGGGCATTTAATGTGTCTTCAAAAAACTTTTTACGCATCCGACCCGCAGTTTTGAGCACATCTGCATTTTTGCCGCTGGCGATCACGGCTCCGATTAATTCTTGTATTCTTTTGCCTTGTTCTCGGTATTGATTCGAAAACTTTTGCGCCTCCAGTGGCACTTTACGCAAGATAGCACCCTCTAACAGATCTAAAGATGAGTTCTCGGTAAGATCATTGCTATCAAGAGAAGCCAACATTCTCGTGGTGATAGGCAAGTCAGCAATCTGGTCAACGGACAAGTCTCCGTAAGCAGCGTCGTGTGCTTCTAATGTGTCATCCACGATTCTGCGAAAAGAGCCTGCCTCAATAGCATTTATAAAGTTTTGTGGATCGTCTCCCATCTCCTGCATAAAATTAATGAGAGCCTGACCCACCCTCTCTTGCTGCTCCTCTACACTCATAGCTCCTTGCAGGGCCTCTGCGCCTTGTTTCAAGCTATCTTTTGCAACAACAAAGTAAGGAAACATTGTGAGGTATGAAAGTGGAGTGGCTCCCGTGATTTCAAAAACCGCTCGAACACCCGGATCTCCGGGGAAAAACCGTTCAGCACCCATTGCACCCGCCGCCGCTCCTACGCCTCCGGCGGACTCTGCAACCAACGTCGCACGAGGGTTTTTCATATACGAACGCAAATAACCAAACAAAACCGGATCATCTTTTGCAATACGAGATATATAACGTTCCATTTGCTCGGGGTTAATAGCATTTGGCCGGAACATTTCTTGTTTTACAACGTTGAAACTTCTACCAGCGGCATTTTCTCTCAACTTTTCAGCAAAAAATCCCCGGTTTTTGAATTCATCCCCGACTTTATCAAAAGCAAATTCTTGTAGCTCTTTACCACCCCTCAAAAGCGTAGTGCCCATCAAGGCTTCAATTAAAGTCTCGCCAAAAACCATCATGGGACGCATGCCCGGTTCAATGATTGGCTCTTGTGGTAAAACCTCTTCTTTGACTTTTTCACCAAGCAGACCAAACGCACCAGCACCTATCAACCCACCGATTAAAGTACCACCCGGAATTGGTGTCATGGCTCCAGCCGCCGCCCCAATTCCAAATCCAGCGGCAATCGACCCGCCGCTAATTGTTCCGGAGGCAACTGTTTCAGCCGCCGCTTCGGCGGGTGAGGGTCGGCGTCCACTTGTAAAAAACTCTAGGAAGTCGGCTGTTGAAAACCCCTGTTCGTCCCTTAAAGTTTCAAGATCCAGACCCATGTCTTGAGCCAGTAGGTTTGCTGACTGTCGTAAATCCAACCCCTCACGACGTTCCTTTTCGATGAAAGTTGGATCTAATTTTTCCAAACGAAAAAAATCGTTGGCAATTTGAAAGTCGGAAAGACCCTGAGCAGCAAGATCATCGTATATCTGCTCGTTGCCACTGATTTCTGTTACGTAACTTTTTACAGTGGATGACAGACCGTTTTGACGCACGAAAGACGCAAAGTCACCGTAAGAGACTCGAGGATCTGGTGTTGGTAGCGTCTCAGCCATTATTGCTTGATAGTACCACTAAGGGCTGTTTTATTTTGGACTAGGGGCACGTTTCCGGTCATTCGGGGCATCTGGCCCGGTGTACGCTCCATCGTCACGTCAAACCCTTGAAGAAGGTTATTGTAAGCCCTGATTAATTTAGGAACAGTTCTTCTAACCTTTTGGGCATCATTTACGTCGGCTGCCGGGATACTACCTGGTACGACCTCGTTGTCCTCTAGGATTTGAACCGCTTGTTTCAAGGCTGTATTAAGTTCTATGAGAATACCTTCCGCCGCAGTCTTTGCCGTCACATCAAAGGTAAGTCCGCTGCCCTCGAGAACTTCTGTTTGTTCAGTTATCTGCTTCAATTCGTTGGAAAGTCTGGTGCCCCCCATCGCTTGCAGTAACTCCCTATTTGTAACACTAATTAGTTTCTTCAAGAATCCTTTATCTTTGTAGAATCTTTGAACAGCCGCAGATCTCTCTGCACCAGCGGCACCGTAACCAGCGAGTTCGGCCTCGAAAGTAGTCAAGACAGCATTGAAAGGAGATATGACACCTGTCATCAAGCCATATTGATTACTCGCGTCAAAATCGGGATCAATCAAAACATCCTCTTCGGGGACACCCGCAACCAATCTATTCGCCTCAACAGCAGCATCAAAATTGTTTAGAGCTAGATCTGTCATTGCTGACAAAGCTTCGGGGCGGTTAGCTTTTAAATTTTGAGCTTGTCGTATAATCCTTTTTTGTATTCTCGGGACGTCTCCTCTTGCTAAACGGGTATTGACCATATCAAGCACGTTTACAGGTATGGTTGGGGTTTTTTTCACCCCATCTATCACCGTTTCTGCGGGGTAAAGGTCATCCACAAGGGTATCCAGCCTGCTCAATTCGTCTCCCTTTATCGAGCCTTTTGACATATCACTGAGAGAATTAAATAAAAGAGATTCTTTCTTCGGATTGGTAAGATTAGAAGGCAACTCACCGGCTTGTGTAGCCGTGAAAGCCCCCAAGTCCAAGCGTTTGAAATTACCGGTCGTTTCGTCTAGAAGAACAGGGATTTCTTTTCCATCTCCCACCGCAATTTTTTCTATTTTATATTTAGGGTCTTTCAAGAGGAGATCGAGTGCTTTTTCTTGGAGTTTGACGCCAGCGTCGTATTCTAGTTCTGCTATTTTTTGTGACCGTGTCGTCGCAGTATCTTGTGCTTTTATGGCCGATTGTGCGGCAAGGGTTCGTAGTGCCGTATCTTGTTTGCGACGTTGTGACTCGATGTCTCCTAATTCGTCTATGGCCGGGATTGCAGCGGCTGCTGCTTGTGAAAGTAACGGCTGGCCTGCAATGTTTTGTCCTTTCGGGCCTACGCCCGACGCAAACCTAAAACCCGCCTTCGCCAGAGCAAGTGCTCTGTCTTTCCTCCTATCTTCCTCAGATTCGCTGTCTCGTATCAGGTTTTCGTAAAGCGGTAAATACTCATCGAAATAAGTTTGGAGGTTTCCGGTCCCCGTTCCTGCGCCTCGTAATTTGTCCAATGCAGACGTCCGCATCAAGGCTCCGCTTGCTGCCAGACTCTGTCCGGTTATGGGGTCGTTTCGTGTGCCATCTTTAAAATACTGCACAGCACCACCCGCCGCAAACTGCTGTACGGGCTGTTCCGGTGCTCCTGCCATCATCAATGCGCCGACACCCTGACCCATGTCTGTTGGCGCACCACCTTCCGTAGCCATTTCGACATCTGAGGTGAGTTGTTGCATCAATTCACCAATGCCTGAGTTCATAGCCCCTTCTTCTGTCATCATTATGGTGGGCTGTACCATTGCCAATAC